ATGGCAGCTTTCTCATGATGTATGAACCCAAACTGAATGATTATGTCTCTTGGCGTAATGTTGAGGGATGGGTATATTATATTGATGACACACATCTCACGATTGAGATTAGTGTCAAACCAAAAGAGGATGATTTAGTTCCACATCACAAAAAACATCACTGCTTGGTTGTGGTTCAAAGCTTTCAATATGATGAACTTGTTTATGTGAACAGTAGGAGATACTCAAATGCGTCAAATCTGGACGACATGGAAATATACGTTAGGAAGTTTCAGTGACACAAGAACAAAAAATTATGATGATTGGGTTGCTCTCATTCGCACCTGTATATTTGTTAGTTACATGGTCACTAACTTTTTTATTGTATTTGGAGTAATTAGGCACTGGAATGATGTACCGAGTCAACTACATGAAACCCAAGAAAAAGGGTTATGCAAAACAACAAGCAACCTTCCTAAAAATTGAGGATGCTATATTTTGGGAGCAACATGTTCTAAAGAATCTCAAAGCAGTGGACAGTACGATTACTGTCCACTAATCTCCCACAGACCACCAATCCCGTGTATATTAAAAGAGTCAAACAAATGAGTGACATGGGTTACACTTTTGAACAGTTCGAGCAAGACAAGCAAACACTTTTGAACTTGATTGCTGACTGTGAAGAACTTGAAAAGAGAGAAAACTCTGACGAGTTTTTCATTAAGTGCGACGAATTTGCACAAACTGAGTATACTATTTGATTAAATTATCTGATGACTAAAACAACTTTTACAATCAAAGATTCAAAAGCAGCACAACGTAGAGTTGACAATCTTTCAAAGAGTAGTATTGACTATGATCTAACCACTGATGAAGGTAGAAAACTTTTTGGTTACATGTACCTAAATTCTTATACGCAGGAAACTATTCTTTCCCAAGCACAAGGATTAAATCGTGCTCAACGTCGTCAAAAAAACTGATTATCAAAATGAACTTTCCTACTTCTACTGTCAACGTCCTGCCACATCTTGAGAACCTTCGCAAAACTTGGCGAGAGCAAGATTTTCGATTCACTAAAGATCAACAAGAACAATATGACATGCTAATGCAAGCACGTCGAGAAAGAGTTGCTTTCTTTTATGAATCAAATCGAGTGCAAGTTGGCCCTAAAATTGTCAAAAAAGTAGAAGATAAATCAGTGGAGGAAGAATGATTACAAGTGATTGACAACCACTCTAAAAGTTGTTATACTTTTTTATGCAGGTTAAGCAACGCTCAAATCTCAGGGTTTGTGTGAAGTAAGTGTCATCACTGCCAGCATTTTATCCACTTAGCAAAAAGGACAATTCAATGTCTCATTCTTTCATTTTCCCTGTCAAGCATGAGCCTAAAGTGCGCTCATTGAAAGACACGGTTGTAAATTATCAATATTCTTACGCACCAGAAGAGTTTCAACGCCCTGAAGCATGGGGCAAAGATGACCGCAAAGGTTATTTTCAGTCTCTCCTAATGAATCGACTGGAAGGAAACTTTGTCGTTGTAGATATTGAACTCGCTATCAAGAAACTAGAGAAACTTGCACCTACTGACCGTGCATATAAGTACTTGGTAGAACTTTTCCATCAGGGTATTGAGTATATTCTTCTTGATGGAAATAACCGCTTCAAGTTCCTTACTGCTCTGATGAATGATGAGTATCAGATTCCCCGAGGAACTTACAATTATGTCATTGAAGATGACATTCTGACCCTTGTTGTTGGATCACACAACAACGTATTCTCCAAACTGCCTAAACTTGTGCAGAAGGTGATTCGTGACCGACAGCTGGTTATCAGTGAATATGTTCAGATCGATTATACTGGTCTGTCCGATGTGTTCACTAATGTGAACAGCGGAGTGCCCCTGAATCATCAGGAAAAGCGTAATGCAATGGACTCACAATGGGCTGGTTGGGTTCGCCAAATCCGCAAGGAGATTGCATCACTTTTGATCACAATGTTTGGACCTAACTATAAGTTCCGATTGAAAGGTGATGAGTGGATTGTTCAATCTCTGGATTTTGCAATCAACTGTACTGCTGATAACATCAAAAGTGTTGGTCAAGGTTCAATGAACCGTCTCTACAAGAGCGACATTACTGACATCGATCAGCAATCCTTTTTTGAAACTTTCATCGAACTCTCTGATTACATCAATGCGATGATTGCCGATGATGATTTTACTTTCGGTGATAAGACCGATAAGGTAAAAGTCCTGTCTCGTGGTAGCACTGCCATGAATCTTTTCTGGATGATGATCAATGGAGTTGTAACCTATGAAGATGCCTGTGCTGCTGTAATTGCACACGAAAAAGCATACAAAGACTCTTCATTCATCAATGATGATGGTAACAACTATGTGTGGGCATGTGGTGGACTTGGTGCCAAAAACAATGAGATGAAAATGAAAATTCTTCCTGAAATTCTGGAAGAAGTTGGAGCCGCTGTTTACACTATCACAAAAGTTAATCCCTGATGTGCCAGTAATCTAACTGTCTACAACCCCTTGACTTTCGGGTCAGGGGGTTTTATATTATATTCATCAAACAAATACAAATGACCATCACCCTTCGTCCGCATCAGGAACGCATCATTAAGCGTATGAGTGACTATAACAAAGGTCAGGTGATTGTTCCCACTGGTGGTGGTAAAACTCTGACGATGATTGTTGATACTAAGCGTCGTCATGATGTTATCAACAACGGCACCACAACAGTTGTTGTAGCTCCCCGTATTCTGCTGGCAGAACAACTGTGCAGCGAATTTATGGAGGTTATTGATCCTAACAACAGCGATCCTTATCTGCATGTGATGCACGTTCACAGCGGTGAAACGCATCACTACAGCAACACCAAGCCCGTGAACATTCACGTCTTCGCTAATACTGCGCGGACCATGGGTGAGAATGTTATCATTTTCACCACTTACAATTCTCTTCATCGTATCATGGAGGCAGATATTGAGGTAAATACGATTTACTTTGACGAGGCACATAATAGTGTCAAACGAAACTTCTTCCCCGCTACAGAGCATTTTAGCGAGGTCTCAGAGCGTTCCTACTTCTATACTGCAACTCCCAAACATTCTCTTACAGTGAAGAAACCTGGCATGAATTGGGGTCATGTTTATGGTCAAGTTCTTGTCAATGTTCCTGCTCCTGAGCTAGTTGATGGTGGGTATATTCTCCCTCCCAAAGTTGTAGTGAAGCAACTGCCTTTGATTAAAGGTCGCAAGGTCATGTATGCAGAGGATGCTGACAACTTGCTGGAAACGATTGATGACAACAACATCAGCAAGACTTTGATCTGTGCTCGCACAACCAAGCAAATCATGGGTCTTATCTCTCAGTCTGATTTTTGCTCTGAGTTGTATCAGCGTGGATATTCTTGGATGACGATCACATCTAAGACTGGTGCAATCATCGACGGCAAGAAAGTTGATCGTGAAAAGTTCTTCGACACACTGAACACTTGGGGTAAAGATGACACCAAGAAGTTTGTAGTCATTCACCACTCTATTCTGTCTGAAGGTATCAATGTATCAGGTTTGGAGTCTGTAATCTTTATGCGTAACATGGACTATATTGGCATCAGTCAGTCTATCGGTCGTGTGATTCGTTTGGGTAGCACTGAGAAGACTTTTGGTCTTGTTTGCATCCCTACCTATGATACGGTTGGCATCAGCACTGCTAAAAAAGTGCAGGCAGTTGTTGATGTCGTGTTCAATCAAGGTCTCCCCGCTGTATCTGAAATCCGTCGATGAAGTATACTAAAGCACAACTAATTGATGCACTATGTGCAGAGTGGGACTATCTCTGCCATGATGATTTTGATCCAGAAAATGATCAAACAACTGAAGAATATCGTGAGGATTTGATAGAAATGACTTTAGAAGAGTTAGTAGAAGAAACTAGCACGGGCGAAGGATATACTTTAGATGAATGGATGGAAAACTGGGGATAGTGTGACAGTTGAACAACCTGCACACACCCGCTTGATTTCTGCCCCATCTAGCCCTATATTGGCCACATGAAGAACACACATCTGCAACACCCCGAAGATTCCATCCTAACGGGTGATCTTTCTGTCCTTGATTGGTTCCTCGCTGAGAGTGAACTTTCCGTGAAGATTGACGGTGCTCCTGCTATCGTTTGGGGCACAAATCCTCAGACAAAGAACTTTTTTGTCGGCACAAAATCTGTATTCAACAAAAAAATCATCAAGATAAATGAAACGCATGATGATATTGATCGGAACCATTCTGGGGTTGTTGCTGATATATTACACCACTGTTTTGATTGCCTTCCTAGTTTCGACGGGATTGTTCAAGGTGATTTTATTGGGTTTGGTGATGACGATACTTTTTGCCCCAATACGATTACTTACATCTTTGATGAAATAATCGAACAAAATATCATCATCGCTCCTCATACTTTCTATGCAACTGATGGTGAACTGAAAGATGCTTTTGTCACTGACAAATCTTATATTTTCGATGATACTGATTATGTAAAGTTCGTGCAACCTGATGCATGGCAGATTGATGAAGATTTTGAGGAGATTGTTAGTTTCGCTCGTCAAATGTCAACGCTGTGTGAGTTCGTGGATGATAAGCAATCGCGACAGATTCAACAACAACTAAACAGCATCATTCGTGCTGGTTTGGATATTGATGAACTGACGCTAGAAGCACTGGCATTTGCTAATCAAATCGACATGAATGTTCTTCGTTTGTGGTCTCTTATCAGGTCAATTAAAGATGATATGTTGTTCCTGATGCGGAACAATGGACCGAAAGCTTTCATCGGAGATCGTCAATGTGGTGGCGAAGGTTATGTCCGTGTGAATGATTATGGCATGTTCAAACTTGTCAACCGAGAGCAATTCTCTCACGCAAACTTCAACAATGGTAGGTTTGCCTGTGCCAGTTGATCTAGTGTCCACTTTTCTCCCCACTGGCACTGTTTCCGTGTATATTAAAAGAGTCAAAGGAACACACCCATGACGATCACACAAACCAAACCACAATTCCTGACTGAAGCACTCATCGAAGTGCTGAACAATGAGTGGAAAGTAAACTCGATCGAATCTGGTCGGAATGTTTATACTCAACTTGAGTATGAAGTTGGTCGCAAATATATCAAAGTTTGGTCTTATCTTAAGGATGGTAATTTTGGTGATGCGAGAATGAATGGACGTTCTTGCTGGATGTTCGTTGACAAGAACTCTGGTGAATGTTACAAGCCTGCATCATACAAAGCACCTGCTAAAGGTGTCCGCTATCTGATCACTCAGTTGGCAGATAATCCTCACATTTGTGATGCTTACGGTTCTTTTCTGTATCTCTGATGACTGAACTTTTTCCCGGAACCACTTACCAAATCGGCAAACTTTCCATCAGACCAATGATTACTTCCAAAGCACAAATGCTCAACGTGATGAAAAATTGCGAGGGAGCAGATACACTAACAAGGGAACAAAAGTTTCAAGTCTTTGTCAACGTGTGCGACAACATGTTGAAGGAAGGTAGAATCACCAAAGCAAATCACACTCGTTGGACTAACATCTGGTAATCATGAAATTTGAAGTCAAGTTGTATGTCGGTGGCAAAGTTTTCACCGAAGAGGTACAAGCAGCAAACTATCAGGATGCGAAGGTAACAGCTACTGCTCGTAATCCTAGAGCAAAAGTTATCGGTGTCAACCCTACTTTTTGAAACTCATGTTCATCGTCACCAAACATCGCAAAAATGATATTGATCAACGCACGTTGGTTGATAACTATCAGGCAGCAATGATTGTGGCACAAAATATAAGAGAAGTTCAAGGGTGCCGTGTGACAGTTGATAAAGTGGCACATCCTGCCCCCTACGGGCGTC